GAAGTTTAATCATTCTATAATACTTCTATGTATATGTCAAGGTATCCTGACATCTGTAATATATGTTAATACTAAAAAAAAGTTACTTCAGTAAACCTTGTTTTGAACTGCCATCTATTATCAATGATAGTTTGTCCATGTGGCCAGTCACCAGGAAATGCAACTAATGAATTAAATTTTGATAAAATACATAGTTTTTCTACAAAATATTTTTCATCTTTCCAAGGCAAAACATGTTCAGTATCTTTGTGCAGCATCTCATAACCTTCGGGGGTTGCATCATAGAAACTCGTACCAGGTGTGTAGTCCTCATCTGGATTTAGATAGATGCAAACATTTAATTTATTATCTACATGTGGTGACCAACAGTATGGTTCATGGTTAAAAGGATCTATCAATCTAAACTGATTAAAAACTGAGATAGGGTTAGTACCATAAGGTTCTGGTGGATCTATCTTATAGAAGTCAGTTATATGTTTGAATAAAACTGATCTAGTTGTATCATATCTAAAGTCAGCATACTTCTGCCCATCCATAAACTCTTTACCGTTGATGCCATCATCAGTAGGTGGTTTTAAAGAAACTATAGGAGCAGCATCTAAGAACTCATGAACTCTTTCTGGATACTTATAGATGTCATCTACAAATATCACATGACTACCGAACAAAGGTAGTATAGTTACCTTCCATTCATCGTTCATTAAAAAATCTTTTTGATCAAAAAACTTAGGGGTCTTCATCAAGTTCAATAATAATTCTATTGTTTTCAAAGTCTGCTCTCATTTTAAGAGGAGCATCTACTGGCCACATCATTTCTTCATAGAGAGTATTTAATGTCTCCATGTCTTCCCAGAGATCATTTACAGATTTTTCATCTGGATCTTCCTCTAAGAATTCGTTGAGTGAATCGAAAAAATTCATAGTAACTTTATTTAGAGTTCAATTCTTTCTTGTTCATACATTTAATTGCAATGCTGAACCTATGATGATCTCTAAATGGTGTTGCTCTATGTAAGACACTAGAAGTAAATCTTACCATACTATTATAGTAGGGTGGGACACCAATGATCTTATCGTCTAGTGAAAACTCTGTCCAACCACCCTGATTTATGTCATACTTATGTGGATGTGCAGGGTAGTATATAAATGTCCATTGATCTGAATTATTTACAGAGTCTGTATGGAAGTATGCTTGTTCTTTAGGTGCAAATATATTTACATACAATCTATAGATAGCATAATCATTCCAGAAACCAGGATATTTTTCATGAATATATTTAATAAAATAATTATAAATTAATTTTGTCTCATCGGTTATAACTATATCTTCTTTTGCATCTATATGATAGAGGTCACATACTAATCCAGTAGGAGGATGTTCTGTATTATCTGTCTCTCCATGACGATAGTTTGCATTGCGAATCCACTCTGCTATCTCTATTGGTATGTTGTCTGGAAAGAAATTATCTACCTGTTGTATACTAGGTTTAGGCTTTAGTTTCATTATCTTTAAACCCTAAGTATTTTAAAACATGTGACCTAACTTCCATTAGTTCATCAAAGCACTCCTGATTGTATGCACAACCACGAAGTTTAGAATCAGGTTTCAATACTGACTCAATGAATAAAGTTTTTGCTCTATTCAATTTGTCTTTTCTTTCTTCTGACCAACCAGTGCCAGGTGTATATTCATACCCATGTTCTAACAGGTGCATCTCATCGTCAAAGGTGAAGGGTGTCATGATTTTTCTTCTGGAATAATTCTGTATACTGTGGTGTACCTAGCTATGTGAGGAGATAGAGGTGCTAGTCCTCTGTGTGGATACTTGCCAGGAAAGATAATAACTCTGCCTGGTACATAGTCATGTTCTTCGATGACATTTTCTCTCCAGTCCATTAGTTGAAACTGTCCACCCCACTCAGGTTTCCATTCACTATTGTTCATAAGCATCACAGTCAGTTCATCATCTATAGCATCTGTATGTGTTGAACCATTCATACCGATGAATTGAAGATTGACATCAATTCGCTTCAAGTATATAGGACTGCTAAACTGATCCTCTATAATATCAAATGCATCAAAAAATTTTGATGACTTACTATGTAAATAGTCAACTCTATTCATGCTAGACCTTGCTAGTATATTTGTACCAAACAATCTATGAGAGTTTGCTACATTATTAGCAGTCACTGGAACTTCATGTATAAGTATTGATTCCAGATCACTTACAAAGTCTTTATCAAATAAATCGTCTATTATATGTGATATCATCTTTACATTATAAGACCCCTGAGTCAAAGAGTCAAGGGTCGTTGTTTAATATTGTAGGACTTCACTACATATTCGTTTGCAAGTATGCTGATCATCATTGCATTCAATTAAACATTCATAATATTCTGATAGTATCTCATCATTATGTGGGTCTTCATATGAACCTGATAGTTCGTTGAATGAAATTAAATTGTGATGCATAGTCCTCCTTTTTGTACTAGTATTTAGTTAGGATATCCTAACAAACCGAACCTTTAGTAATAAAAATTTATGCCTACGAGTTTATACCTATGTCCTTCTCTTCCTCTTCTGTTTTGTATGCCCACTCATCTGTGTGTCCTACAGACCACCACTTAGGTAGTGTCTCTACAGCATAGTTCTGTGTGCATACCTTAAAGTCTGGTTGCTTGAGGTTATCATTATCAATCAAACTATTATCAAAGAACTGACATCTGTTGTTAGGTTGTGCAGCAAACTGTCCATTGTCTAGTGCTATGATATTAAATGTCTTGTGTTCTGGATCATGCTCTGAGAAGTTTGTGTCTAGTACAGAGAAGTCAGGGTGTGCAGTATCAATAGTAAACTCATACTCACCTGCATGCATCTTCTTATCTTTACCAAAGAACTGACACCTACCTAGTATTGGTTTTTCTACCACAGTAATATTATAATCAAAACAATCCCATAGTTCTAATACATCTAATGGTAATTGATCTTCTGGATCATAGTCTTCTTTCCATACGAATGCACTAAGAGGTAACTTGTCAAACAATGCACCATAGTCAGTCAGTAATGTCTCAAAGTATAATGCCTTTGCCTGTATACTCCTAACAGATATCCATAAACCTGGCGTTAGTTCTCCATGTCCTTTTTCTAAGTCATAGAGATACTCTTTCTTTACCCATACTTTTCTAGGTGGTAGAGGATGAACTAAGTATGCCATTAACCTCCCACTGTATTTTTATAATCTTGTTCAAATAATGCTAGTCCTTTCTCTGTAAGTATATGATTGTACATCTTCTTAAAGACTGTAGGTGGTAGAGTAACTATATCTGCACCCACTTCAAATGCCTCAGACACACTGTGTACATCTCTAATAGATGCTGCTAGTATCTCAGTTCCTGTGACCATTTGTGCTGTGAAGATGTCACTAATTTCTTTTATTAAACCTATACCATCAAATGAATTGTCATCTACTCTACCTACGAATGGTGAGATGTATGTTGCTCCTGATTTTGCTGCTAAGATTGCCTGTGCTGCTGAGAATATAAGAGTTACATTGACTCTGATACCTGACTGAGTTAGGATCTTACATGCTTTTAATCCTGCAGGTGTACAAGGAACTTTAATTGTAGTTGCATCACCATACTTTTCTTTAAGTCTTTGACCTTCGGATACAAATATTCCTACATCGTCAGTCACAATTTCCATACTTAAATCTTCTACACCCATACTAATCAAGTTACCGTAGACTGTCTCTACATCTTCACCATTTTTTAGTATAAGAGTTGGGTTTGTTGTCACCCCATCTATAAGACCTGTTTCCAGACCTTGCATAATTTCATCTGCACTAGCAGTATCAAGAAAAATCTTCATCGAAATAATCTTTGCGGTAGTATCTACCTAATATGTTACTATTATAATAGGCAGGGGTATCATCTGTCAACTTTTCTGTCAGGACATTATGAAGGAACAGTTGCCTAGTCTCCTCAAAATTTGTTTTTCCTACTGATGTGTGAAGAGATAAGATCTCTCGTTTAAAAATATCCTTACCAAATTTTTTTATATCTTCTTTTAATTCTGGACAAGACCCATAATACTTCTTCCAATCGGATTCTGAGGTAACTCTTCTCTTACCACCCTTGGGTTTTCTTTTCTGTACGAAGTATTTTCTACCGATGTATTGTTTACCTGTTTGTATATTAGTAATCCTGTAGACGAAACCGAACTTACCGTCAATATCGTCAGAAGTGAAAGCTGTGCCTTGATATAGCCAGGGATTTTCATAATCTAATGTCATGCTCCTATTTAGGATGCTACACCATCTGCTCCTGCCCTTACTGCCATTAGTTTTTTCATAAGAATTTGTTTCTTAATCATATTCTGTTGCTTCTTTTTACCTTCTATCTGTTTCTCCTGTCCCTTAGTCATT